TTGGTGATGATATGTTATATTGGTTAAATAAAGATTTCTTTAAACGTAAAGTTTATAATATTAAAAATTTAAAGGCAACAGGTGAATTAAGCAAAACCAGCAGACCATATGAACCACAACTTCAGATAGAATTACCTTACTTTCATTCAGCAATACAGAAATTACAACAAAAATATACTAATTTATAAATAATATACATGAATACTAAAGAACATTTATTTGAAATGAGAGATGGGCAGTACGCTCAAGGGTTAGAAGATTTAATTTCACATATACAAAAACATAGTGATACTAAAAATATGACAATGGTAGAAATTGGCTCTTATGCTGGTGAGTCTACTATCATATTTGCAAAACATTTTAAAAATGTAATTGCTATTGATCCTTTCATGAACGATTATGATCCAAATGATATTACTTGTAATTATATGGAGTTAACGGACGTTCATAAAGTATTTAATAATACAATCCTTCCTTTTGATAATATACAACATATTCACAAAACATCTGATGATGCTATTGATGATTTAATTGAACAAAAGTTTGATTTTATTTATATAGATGGATTACACACTTATGATCAAATTAAAAAAGATATTCGTAATTATTTTCCAATAATCAATAAAGGTGGATTTATTGGTGGACATGATTTTCATAAAAATTGGCAAGGAGTTATAGATGGTATATTAGAAACTATTGGAATACCAGACGAAACATTTAAAGATACAAGTTGGATTAAACAAATAAAATAAGATATGAAAAATTTCTGCATAGGAACTTTAACACATGATGCACCTAAGCGAGGTGAATATTTTATAGATACAGTTAATAGTTTTTTAGAAAACACCATAGTTCCAGAAGGTGTAAATTGGTTTATATATTTTAATGGTGGTCATGATAGTCCTGTTATAAGCTCTATTAATGAAATGATTGATAAGTGGAGCCATAAGGTAAATTTTCATTTATTCTGTGAAGGTAAAAACTTAGGTGTAGGTCCGGGTATAAACAAATTAAACGAACATTTAAAATTATACGAATATTCTTTCTTTTTAGAAGGGGATTGGATTACATTACCACAATCTATAAGTGGATTTGATAAAAATTGGTTAATGGATTGTTTAGAATTATTAGAAACTAATAATGAAATAGACCAAATACAATTACGTAGATTCTTGCATGATGTGGATGATAGACAGTTTGGGTATGGTTATTGGATAAAACAATCTAATATTAAACAAGAAACTGATAAATTTTTCTTTCTAAATGAAAGAGAATATGGTAATAACCCAACTGTCCGTAGAAATCAAAAACATTTTGATGTAGGAATTTTCCCATTAAAAGAATATTATGATGAAAGTGGAGAACCTATGGAATTAAAAGGTAATCCATATTGGGGGCAAGCAGAAATACAATCATCTGGTTTGGGAAAACAATTAGGATCAGCTGCATTAAAATTTGGAAACTTTGTTCATTGTGACCATTGGCAGTATGGTACTGATTTTGAAAAAGCAATTGAAGATATAAAAGGATGTGGATTTAAAACCAATTCAGTTATAAATTGCAAATATGGATTTTTATTCCCACGTGAAGAATTTTGTTTAGGATGTAGAGCATCAAAAGCATTTACTGATTTAGAATCACACAACATATTCTTTGAAACTGAAATTCACCATGCGTTTTGGTCAAAACAACCAAGAGAAACTATTAAAGAAAGAATTTTAACAAACGAAGAATTACCTCCGGTGAATATTGATGAATATATCGATATTGTACTTAAAAAATCAAATTACTAATAAAATATAAACAATGGTACAAACAGGTTATTTATTCTCAAAGAAACATGTTGATCTTCAAAACTATTACTATTTTGATAATGGGTTTAATGAAGAAGAATTAAACAAAATTTATAGAGATGTGAATGATATTGATTTTGTAGAAGCCACCACTATTGGTGGTGAAAATAAAGAAGCACGTTCATCTTCTATTAAATGGATCCCACAAAATATGAAATGGGATTGGTTATATGGTAGACTAATGGACATGGCTGTTGAAGCAAATGATGCTTTATGGGGATTTGACCTATATTCAGCACCAGAACAAATACAATACACTGAATATTACGCTTCAGAAGGTGGTCACTACATTTGGCACCAAGACATTGGACCTGGGATGTTATCGCTCCGTAAAGTGTCTATTACAGTTCAATTATCCGATCCTAGCGAATATGAAGGTGGTGATTTGGATATTTGGCAAGGAGGTAAAGAACCTATCACTGCACCACGCGGCAAAGGTACAGTAGTTATATTCCCTTCATACATGATGCACCGCGTTTCACCAGTAACTGTGGGAACTCGTAGATCGTTTGTGTTGTGGCTTGGGGGAGAACATTATCGTTAATATTTATACACGTAAAAAAAACATAAAATGGCAATCAAAATTACAAAACAAATTGGTACTGATTTAGGTATCACAAGCGAAGCATATCTTCGTATTACTACTTATAACATTCAAAAAGGTGGATACGCAAATTTCCAAACACAGTTGTATTTAGACACTGAAGCAGCAACATCTTCATCTAATTTATACCCAGGTCCTGGAATGGGTGGAGCAGTAGCTCGTAACCAACAAATTGGTGATAACTTATACGTTGATTTAAGAGTTCCATCTCAAAGTGTTATTTACAGAACAGTAAGCATGCCTTCTCAAAGCATTGATGAATCAGGAAGTATTACTTACACTAACGTAGAAACAACAATTTCTGAAAGTGTAACGTACATGATCCCAGATTTTACTGCAGTAGAAGAAGCAAACATTTTCGAATTTGGTTATGCTAAATTAAAAGAAAAGGTTGATGAAGTGTTCGGTACAGGCAGCTACCAGGATTGTTAATTAGATATTAATATATATTTTTAGAAGGGGATGAGTGATCATCCCCTTTCATATTTATACGTGACAAATTTAAAAAAATTATGGCTTTATCTTTAAGATCAACTTTAGGACGCCCGCTTACCTGGCAGGAAATGGACACTAACTGGACGTCACTAAGTGGTAGCATAGCAGCAATCACAATATCAAATGGCGCTCAAGGATTTCAAGGCACTCAAGGAACTACAGGTTCTCAAGGTGTTCAAGGTCCCGTAGGTGCACAAGGCAATCAAGGTCCATTAGGTCTTCAAGGCGTTCAAGGTCCAATAGGTATACAAGGTGTAGTTGGCCCTCAAGGCAACCAAGGCCCAATAGGTGTACAAGGTGAAGTTGGCTCGCAAGGACTTCAAGGTATTAAGGGTGATCAAGGATTTACAGGCAATCAAGGTAATCAAGGCCCACTCGGCCCTCAAGGATATACAGGCGATCAAGGTGCTAAAGGTGATCAAGGTAATCAAGGTCCAACAGGTCAACAGGGTAACCAAGGCCCAACCGGTTTTCAAGGTAATCAAGGTAATCAAGGCCCTACAGGTCTTCAAGGTAATCAAGGCAACCAAGGTCCAACAGGTTTTCAAGGTAATCAAGGCAACCAAGGCCCTCAAGGTAACCAAGGCTTAACAGGGCAACAAGGCAATCAAGGTCCACAAGGCAACCAAGGTCCAACAGGTTTTCAAGGTAATCAAGGCGATCAAGGAAATCAAGGTCCTACAGGGCAACAAGGCAACCAAGGTCCTCAAGGCAATCAAGGACCTCAGGGAATACAAGGAACAAAAGGCGATCAAGGAAATCAAGGTCCTACAGGGCAACAAGGCAACCAAGGTCCTTTAGGATTTCAAGGTTTCCAAGGTAATGGAGCACAAGGAGTACAAGGCCCTCAAGGCAACCAAGGCTACCAAGGAATAACAGGACAAGGATTTACAATTTATCAAATATATAACTCAGTAGCTTTATTGTTAGCTGATAATTCATGTCCCGAGGGACAATTTGGTTTGGTTGGGGGCAGTTTATCTCAATCAGATCCTGATTATGGAAAGTTATATTTAAGAAGTGGTGGAACATGGAACTTTTCAACAGATATGTCTGTTCAAGGTATTCAAGGCCCTCAAGGAACAAAAGGCGATCAAGGTAACCAAGGTCCTCAAGGAATACAAGGAACAAAAGGCGACCAAGGAAATCAAGGCCCAACAGGACAACAAGGCAACCAAGGCCCTCAAGGAATACAAGGAACAAAAGGCGATCAAGGAAATCAAGGCCCAAATGGTCCTCAAGGCAACCAAGGTCCTCAAGGCAATCAAGGTCCTCAAGGAATACAAGGAACAAAAGGCGATAAAGGCGATCAAGGTTTTCAAGGCCCACAAGGTAATCAAGGCCCACAGGGTAATCAAGGCCCACAAGGCAACCAAGGCCCTCAAGGAATACAAGGGACAAAAGGAGATCAAGGCAACCAAGGCCCTCAAGGAATACAAGGAACAAAAGGCGATCAGGGTAACCAAGGCCCAAATGGTAATAATTCAACAGTACCTGGCCCTCAAGGAAATCAAGGCCCTAATGGTAATAATTCAATAGTAGCGGGTCCACAAGGTCGTCAAGGCCCTAGTGGTTTAGATTCAACAACAGCGGGTCCTCAAGGCCGTCAAGGCCCTTCAGGTACTGATTCTACAACAGCAGGCCCTCAAGGCCGTCAAGGTCCTACAGGCCCTAGTTCAACAGTAGCTGGTCCTCAAGGAAATCAAGGCCCTACAGGTACTGGAGATGCAGGCCCTCAAGGACGTCAAGGCCCTACAGGTAATGGTCCTCAAGGAAATCAAGGCCCACAAGGTAACCAAGGTCCCACAGGTACTGGTAATCAAGGCAATCAAGGTCCAACAGGTGCAGGCCCACAAGGCAACCAAGGCCCACAAGGTAACCAAGGCCCTACAGGTCCTGGATTTAATGCTATTTCACCGGCAACAAATAATGCTTTATTAATTAGTAATGGTACTTCAACCGGAGCTACTACAAATGCAGCAATAACAGTAAGTGGAAATACAATTTATGCGGATGGTTTCTGGCAGAATTCATCTCGCTATTTAAAAAATAATATTATTCCTTTCAATATTGATGCTTTAGCTCTATTAAATCAAGTTAATATAGTAACATTTAATTATAAGGATGATAAAGATAGTGTATCTCACATTGGATTTATTGCTGAAGATACTCCAATAGAGTTATCTTCTCCAAAGAAAAATGCAATGGATATCCCATCAACAGTAGGTGTGTTAATAAAAGCAATTCAACAATTAGAAGCTAGAATAAAAGAATTAGAATCTAAATAATGGCTAGAAGCGGTAATTATCAGATAACAGGAAATGAACTCCAGGCGATGGTGAATGAGAATTTGATTGGGTTAAGACCGGGTCAAACCATTCCTGCTATCAATCGATGTTTAACTCGTGCTGAAGTTGCTAGTAAAGTATATGCTAGAACAGGTCCTCAAGACCCATATTTTCCATCTATTCCTTCTACAAGTTGGGATATAGGTGGTGGTATTTATCAAGTTGGATCAAGTCCCTATCTTACATGTAATTGGAATTATATAAGTCCCTTACCAACCCAAAATTCAATATTATTTGAAATGGATCAAGTAGGAGGAGTTGATTATCTAAATGTAGATTTATTTGGACAGGTTAATGGAACTTCATTAGTATTAGATCCAAATAATAGTCCTCCTTTAAATGGTTTGTTTTTTGGAGGACCACAATATTCTCCTCAAATGAATGCTAATGTTTGGGTAGGAAGTACCCTATCTATTCAAGCTAATTTTGGTAGAAATACTATTGAAACAGCTCCATCAAACTGGGGATGGCAACGTGATGGATATGGATTTTTAGAAATAACTGCAAATGGTACATTAATTTATAACCAATCTTTATGGAAACCTGAATCTCACTCTGCTAACCTTGCATCATTATCTTATACTTTTACTGTTCAAGCAAATACAGACTACTACATTAAAGCATACTCAGTAATAGGATACCTATATGACCTATGTTATAGTTCAGATTCACCAAGTATTGCTTGTATAGCGGCTAATAACACACAAACAGGAAATTGTGCTTGTTGTAACGGAGGAGGAGGTTGTTAAAATAAAAATAAAATTATGGCTACACAGTGTTTATCTTTTAATAGTACTTGCTCTACACTAATATATGGATGTTATCTGTATACAGATGATAAGAAAACAGTTCCTGTAAGTACTGGTTGGGTATCTGATGGAACTAACGTATATTCCATTAACTCATCTGGCATGATTACAGCGGTAACAGCTTGTTCTAGTTGTCAAGCAGATGAAACATATATTGAATCATTTTGTACTGGAACGACTTTATATTATACCTATGCAGATGGTAATTGTGGAACTTATAATACATTAATAGAATCCAATTCAGCGACTTGTGGATATGAATCGTGGCCTTACTATTGTGAGTGTGGTGGTGGTTGTGGGGGATCTGTAGACCCATGTTACTATAGTGGGTGTTTTGATTGTTCCCCAGCTTAATATATAAAATAAAAATTTATGATAAATTATTACAAAGGAAAACAAATTTACTTATTAGTAGACAGTGAAACTAAAAAAGTAATTACATTAGTAAACGAACCAATTGAGTGCTTCATGCGTGTTATTGCACCAGCCCCATTTTATGATAAAATAGCTGATGATTTAACTAACAATGTTATTGAAACATCAACAGAAGAAGTATTTAACGCGGTTCGCCAAGAAGTAGAAACTCGTCTTTCTTCTTTATAAGATTGCGGTTTTTGGACTTTGTTATATATTTATATACGAACAAAAAAATTTAATTATGTTAATTATTATCGTAGGTTTATTAATCGCAGCTACTATTACTTACTTCTTAATGAAAAAGGGTAAAATTGCTGACGCTAACAACAACAACATTCCTGATGCAATTGAATCAAAAATCGAATCAATTAAAGAAGTTGTTAAAGAAGTAAAAGAAGTCGTAAAAGAAGCTAAAGCAAAGGCTCCCAAAAAACAAGCAGCAGCTCCAAAGAAAAAAACAAATATTAAATAATAAGAAAGAAAGTTATGGAAAAAATTAGTCTAAAATTATTCGAGTTTTTAAATCTCGAAGCTGAAATTAATGGTTTAGTAAACCAACAAACAGGCGAAGCAATTTCTAAGGGTTTATTAGGTGAAAAACTTAATATGATCACTAAGTATTGGATCACTGATTTAAATAAAAGATTGACTTCTGAAAAAGAATCAATTAATAAACTTCGTGATGAATTAATTATGAAGTATGGTTCAACAGACGAAAACGGTGGTTACCAACTGTCTCCATCTACTAAAGTAGAAGATGGTGTCGACGAAGAAGGTAATCCAAAATTCAAAGCAGAACCGAATCAAGATTTCTTTGAATTTCAAAAGGAATACAACGACTTATTAAGTCAAGAAAGAGAGTTAGAATATAAACCTTTCAACATCAGCGATTTCGCTCATGTAGAAACAGAAGGCAACTATCAAACATTCTTTCAATTGATTAAAGTTGAAGACTAATCCCTCTATATAAAACGAAGAAATAGCCTCTAATTCAGGGGCTTTTCTTCATTAAGTCAAGTTGTATGAATAAGTTAGTAGAAATAGGTAAAGCCTGGATAGCAGCGGAAAATCCATCCCCAGAACAAAAAGCAAAAGCTGAATATCGTTTAGCAGTGTGTGATGGTTGTGAACATAAAACACACCAAGACATAATGAAATTTTGGTATTGCAATGCTTGTGGATGTCCATTAGCTAAAAAGGTATTTAGTCCAATTAAAGAAAGCTGTCCTAAAAATAAATGGGAACAATAATATGAATAAGAAATTAACAGAACAGGAATTAGCAGAACTCATCGCAATGCGCGAACAATATTCAGATACAATATTTGAAATTGGGCAGTTACAATATAACAAACACGAATTAGAAGATCAATTAAAACTAATGGATCAGGAATTAACGGAGCTATACGCGGATATAAGATCAGCCGAAACGCGCCAGAATGAATTCCTTATTAAGGTTCGTGAAACTTATGGGGAAGGAACTTTAGATGTACAAACTGGTGAGATCCTAGCGTAAGGCTAGGCGGTTACGTATTTCTCCGAATATTTATTGTCAGAACAATTCAAATCAATTTAACTAAAAAATACTATGGCAGAAAAAATTATCTCTCCTGGCGTTTTCACTCGCGAAAACGATAAGAGTTTAGTACAAAGAGGTATTCAAGAAGTTGGAGCTGCTATTGTTGGACCTACAGTTAAAGGTAATCCTTTAGCACCAACATTAGTGACATCTTATAGTGAATATTTATCAGTTTTTGGTGATATATTTAAGAGTGGTAGTAACTACTATGAATATTTTACTTCATTAGCTGCTAAAGAGTACTTCAACAACGGTGGAAACTCATTACTAGTAACAAAAATCATCAGTGGTTCTTCTTATAACACTTATGCAAGTTCATCAGTATCAACTGCAACATCAGGTACAGCGTCTTTCGTATTAGAATCAACTTATTGGGGCGATATCGCAAACAATAGTGGTTCTGAAGTATCAGGTGCTTTAGCAAATGGTACAACAGAGAATGTACGTTGGGAAGTAACTAATGTAAGTGCTACAAAAGGTACATTTACATTATTAGTTCGTCGTGGTGATGACAATACAAACAACAAAAATGTTTTAGAATCTTTCTCAAACTTGTCATTAGATCCATCTCAACCAAACTACATTTCTCGTGTAATTGGTGATGCAAAACCTGTTTACAATAGTTCAAAAGGCTTAGTAGAAATTTCAGGTAGCTTCCAAGGTGGTTCTTCATATGTTCGTGTTAAATCAGTAACTAATACTATCGATTCAATCGATAATAACGGAAACTACAAAACTTCAACATATAGTGGATCTTTACCAACATCAGCTAGTGGTTCATTCAGTGGTGGTGTTGCTGCAACAAACAGAGCTGCTTCATTCTTTGAAGCAAACGATACTGCAGCTACAGATTGTCAAGGATTTGCTGCTGCTGATTATGCAGCTGCTTTAACTTTATTATCAAATAAAGATGATTATAGCTTTAACTTATTATTAGTTCCTGGTGCAACATTAGGTACTAGCGCTTTAAGTTCAATCTCAGATGACGTAATTGCAGTGTGTGAAGGTAGAGGTGATTCAATGGCAATTATCGATACTACAGCATACGGTGCTAACGTAGCTGCTGCTGTTACAGCTTCTGCTGCTAATGGTTCAAGTTACGGAGCTGCTTATTACCCTTGGGTACAATTATTCAGTTCTAACTTAGGTAAGGCTGTATGGTGTCCTCCATCAGTAGTAATGGGTGGTGTATTCGCATTCAACGATCAAGTTGGTGCTGAATGGTTCGCTCCAGCAGGTTTAAACCGCGGTGGAATTGGATCAGTATTACGTGCTGAAAGAAGATTATCTCAAGAAGATCGTGATAACTTATATGATACAAATGTTAACCCACTAGCTTCATTCCCTGGAGAAGGTGTTGTAGCGTTTGGTCAAAAGACATTACAAAAGAAGTCAACTTCATTAGATAGAATCAATGTTCGTCGTTTATTAATCACATTAAAAGGTTTCTTAGGTCAAGTAGGTCGTTCATTAGTATTTGAACAAAATACAGCAGCTACAAGAAACAGATTCATGAGTATAGCTAATCCTTACTTAGAATCAGTAGTACAACGTCAAGGTTTGTATGCTTACAAAGTGGTAATGGATGATTCAAATAATACACCGGATGTAATCGATAGAAACCAATTAGTTGGTCAAATCTTTTTACAACCAAGCAAAACAGCAGAATTCATTGTGTTGGATTTCACAGTATTACCAACTGGGGCAACATTCCCAGCGTAAGAGTTATAAACAATAATATTTATTAATAGACAAAATTTAACATAAAATGGCTGTATTAGATGCAAACCAAATAATGTTCACCGCTTTCGAACCAAAGGTGCAAAACCGTTTCATCATGTATGTAGATGGTATCCCAGCATATTTGATCAAGAAAGCAGCGTCTCCTCAGTTTGACGCAGGTGAAATCATCTTAGATCACATTAACGTTTACCGTAAAGTAAAAGGTAAAGTTAAGTGGCAAGACATGACTTTAGAATTATATGACCCAATCACTCCGAGCGGTGCTCAAGCAGTAATGGAATGGGCTCGTTTGGCTCACGAATCAGTAACTGGCCGTGATGGTTATTCTGATTTTTATAAAAAAGATTTAGTACTAAACGTATTAGGCCCAGTAGGTGACATAGTTAGCGAATGGGTAATCAAAGGTGCATATGTAAAAACTGCAAACTTTGGTGAATACGATTGGTCTAGTGAAGCAGCAGTTAACTTATCAGTTACTATTGCTATGGATTATTGTGTATTGAATTTCTAATTCCCTTCATATTTCTTTTCCTTAAGGCGTCTGCTTATGCAGACGTCTTTCTTTTTTGTATATTTATATATACACAAATAAAAATGTTATATGAGCGAATTTAAAATGCCTACCGAAACGATTTCGTTACCTTCAAAAGGCTTATTGTATCCAAAAGAATCACCATTATCCACAGGTGAAATTGAAATGAAGTATATGACCGCTAAGGAAGAAGATATTCTTACCAACGCTAACTACATCAAAGATGGTTCTGTACTTAACCGAATAATGCAGTCATTAATTGTGTCAACAGTTAATTTTAATGACATATTAGTGTGCGATAAAAACGCAATTCTGTTAGGTGCTCGTATCTTGGGATACGGTGCTGAATACCCATTTAGATATTTTAATCCGTCTACAGGCGCTGAAGAAACAATCACAGTTGATTTATCAACATTGAAAGAAAAAAAAGTTGATTATTCATTGTTTGAAGAAGGTAAAAATGAATTTGAATTTACAATGCCATTATCAGGAAACGCAGTGACGTTTAAATTATTAACGCACGGTGATGAGCAAGCAATCGATGCTGAAATTAAAGGTTTAAAGAAAATTACACCACAAGCTTCATTCGAGATTACAACTCGTTTAAAATATATTATTACATCAATCAACGGTAAGAGAGAATTAGCATCAATTCGTGATTTTGTTGATAATGGTTTAACAGCAAAAGACGCTAGAGCGTTACGTGAATATTATGCCGAAATCCAACCAGATGTTGATATGACTTATTATCCTGAAGGTGCAGAGGAGGGCATTTCAGTTCCAGTAGGGATTAACTTTTTTTGGCCTGACTCAGGAAGATAGACCTATGGTATTTGGCCAAATCCACGAAATAGTATTTCATGGAAAAGGTGGATACGATTGGAATACGGTGTATAACATGCCAATATGGTTACGTCGATTTACGTTCCAAAAGATAAAAAAGTTTTATGAAGATGAAAATGAAGCTGTTGAAAAGCAAAATAAACAGATGGAAAACAAATCAAATTCATCATCAAAACCATTAACCCCAAACGTATCACAACCTACATACTCAACGAGAGCGCCTAAGAAATAGGCGCTTTCAATATTTATATGGGTAATTAAAACACAGTAATGGCGGATACTACACCAATATCAGCAGCAGAAGCAGCGGAATTAGTCAAATTGATGAAAGAATTAAGAGATATTACTATCTCTGATGCTAAAGCCTTTGAAAAATTGGTTGGAGGTGCTACTGAATTTAGAAAAGAATTAGGTTCATTAAGAAATGAACAAAAGAATCTCAACTCAGATATTAATACTTTTTATGAAATATTAAAAAGAAGTCTTACTGAAATAAGTAAAACAAAAAACGCCACTAGAGATACTAGCAAATCTTTTGAAAAATTAAGTAGTATTGCCTCTAAATTAAAATATGATCAGGACGGTATTTCAACTCTTACTAAAAAACAATTACAAACTAGTCTTGAAACACTAAAACAAGAACAAAGAAATTTAGAGCTTAGTAGAAAAATTAACGTTGAACGTTTATCTGAAGTTAAAAGTGCTTTAAAAAATCAAGATATATCTGCTAAAAAAAGAGCATCATTAAATGCCGAGAAAAAATTATTAGAAGATAATATTAGAACAAGTAGCGGATTTTTAAGAAATCAAGAATTAGGTTATCAAAATTTAGAAAAAGCAGTAAAGGATAGATTAAAGGAAGAAGAAAGAATTCAATCTACTTTAGGTATATCTGGAAAAATAGTAGATGGTCTTGTTGGCGCTCTAGGTAAATTAGGTATTAGTAGTACTTTCTTTGAGAATTTAAAGGAAGATATGAGAGAGGTTGCTAAAACTGGCTCTAAATGGAGTGTATTAATGACGGGGATGAAGGGAGTAGCTTCTGGAGTAGGAGAAGCATTAAAAGATCCTGTTACACAATTAACTATATTGTTAAAAATTGCTAATTTCTTCTTTAAAGCTGCTTTAAATGCAAATGCACAAGCAGTTGAATTAGGGAAACAATTAGGATATGGAACTCAAAGAGCAGATGCCTTTAGAGAAAAGATGGTAGCTATAGAAAGCTCATCTAATAATTTAAATGTCACTACTGCCAGTTTAACTCAAGCATTTGGAGAGTTAGCTAAAGCAACAGGGTTTGCTTATGAATTTTCAGCAGACCAACTTACAACTCAAATTAAATTAACTAAACAAGTTGGTTTACAAGCAGATGAAGCCGCACAAGTTCAAAGATATGCTGCGTTATCGGGTAAATCATCTGAAGAAACTTATAGATCATTTGTTAGAGGTTTAACAACAGCAAGAAATCAACTTAGAGTTGGTATTGATTTTAAAGCAACCTTAGCTGAGGCTGTTAAAGTATCGGGTCAGTTAGCTGCTAATTTAGGGTATAATCCTGAACGTATAGCTAAGGCTGTAGTGGCTATGAAAGCATTAGGTACTACATTAGAAGATACCAAATCACAAGCAGATTCATTATTAAATTTTGAATCATCTATTGAAAATGAATTAAAAGCAGAATTATTAACAGGTCAAGCAATAAATCTAGAAAGAGCTAGAGCATTAGCTTTACAGGGTGATATGGCAGGTGTGGCTCAAGAATTAGCTAACCAAGGTATGACTGCTGCTAAGTTCTCTAAAATGAACGTATTAGCACAAAATGCATACTCTCAAGCTTTAGGAACAACATCAGATAAATTATCTGAACAATTAAGAAAAAGAGAAGAAGCAGTTAAATCTGGTAAATCTTTAGCTCAAATAAATGAAGAAGAAGCAGCACAAGCTCTTGAAAGACAAAGTGTTCAAGATAAGTTTAATGCTGCTGTAGAAAAATTACAAAGCTTATTTGGTAATTTAATGGCTGGCCCTTTAGGTTCATTCTTAGATTTATTAAGTGGTGGTTTAGGCATCATTAATAAAATGATACCTGCTTTAAAAATAATTGGTGGTCTTTATGCACTTATTAAAGGTTATCAACTAACATCAAATATTTTATCTACTTCAGCTTTAGCTGCAGGTAGAGCCAATTATGCTATAAAAGCAACTCAAATGGGAACTGAGGCTTTTATAACACGTGAAAAAGCTACTCAAAACTTGATGGACAAACAAGGATTAGGAGCTAGAATAGTATATAATGCACAGTTATTAGCTGGATTGTTATGGGAGCAAGGTATAGCAGGTATTAAAACATTTGCCGCTACTTTAGATGAAAAAAGCCTTGCTAGAAAAGTTATAATGGGTACTTATGATGCCGCTGCAGTTGTGGCAGCTAGAGCTAAAGCAGCTATAACTTTTCTTCAAACTACTTATGAAAAGGTTTCTCTTGCTCTTAAACAACGAGGATTATTATTAACAATTCGAGAAGCATGGAAAAGTATAGCAGGAGCGGCTATGTCAGCATTTGAATCAGCGGCAAAAATACCAATTATAGGATGGGTATTAGGTGCAGCCGCAGCTGGTGGTGCTATTGCTTTAGGTGCTAGTCTAATGAGCAAAGGTGATGACGTTATGTCTGGTGGGGATGGGTATGGTAAACGTACTTTACTTGCACCAGAAGGAGCCATCAGATTAAATAATAAAGACACAGTAATTGCTGGCACTGATTTAGGTGGTGGTAGTGGAGGTGGAGGAGGTGTAAACATCGATTTATCACCAGTAGTATCAGTTCTTACTGAAATTAGAGCAGGTATTGATGCATTACTTAATAAAGAAGGCATAGTGATGATGGACAGCGTGCAGGTAGGTACAACACAAAACATGAACGGCCGTTATAAAACAGCCTAATCAAATATTTATACATAGACAATTTTAAATTAAAATAAAATGGCGATTATCAATCAAAAAAAC